AATATTATTTATTTCACTATAAGTATAGTCACTTATTTTCTTTTTCTTGTCTCTACCTTCAATCCAAATATTGTTTTCAATAAGTATTTTTTTAATATTATTTTTATCCATTTTTAAAATTTCTCTAATTTTAAAAAGTGATATTCCCGAATTATACATCAATATCATTTTACTAATTTCTGTTTCAGTATATATTTTTCTAACTTTCATATTACGTATTATTAACAATATTAAAAAATCCACCACCCGCATATGATTCCAAATCAACTAAACTTTTTATGTATTCCAATCTATAATTTCCATCAAATGCTGATAATTCTTGTCTTACTATAAATACATCATTAGCAATTTTTGGATTACTAATAATATTTTCTTTGTTCATATCTTTATATATTGGTAAATTAATAAAATCCGAACTACCATATCCTTGACCAATAAAACTAAATGTTGTTCCGGTAGTAAAACCTGTGAGAATATCAACATATCTTATACCACCAATAAAATATATAGTTTTACCTGTTGTAGAAACATTATAATCTACGCCATCATTGGTAGAAGTGCCATTACCAAAATATTGATTTTGAAATACTGGTGTTATCGTATATTTACGTAATTCTGTAAGTCTACTTTGAGAAATTCCTGTAACAATATATGATATTGGTATTATTGTTGTACCTGTAACACCAGTAAAATTATACGCATCAAAAAAACCAATATCTGTTGCTTCTTGAACTAAAGAAATCATCATTGTATATCCCGAATTGGCATCAGTAACAGGAATAATAACCCTACATGTACCAGTGCAACCAGTTGTTGTTCCTGTTGTGGTTAGTCGTAATATTGTTTTTTTTATGTATTCCATTATGTAACTTTCTCACTTAAAATTATTTCAATATTATCATATTGATGATATGGTATTCTTAATAAATTTATGTTATTTTCTTTTAAAAATTCACCTTTTCTTTTATCATTTTGCTGAACTGTTTTAAACCCATTTTCTCCACCAAAGGCATTAACCGCTTCAAAATGATGTATACCATCATATTCAATCACTAAATTTTGATTGGGCAAATAAAAATCAAATGGTAACTTTCTTCTTTTTCCAACACAATTTTGAAAAGTTTTTTCTCTAATAAATGCAATGTTAAATTTACTTAATATTTCACTTATTTTTTTTTCGCCTTTTGATTCTCTACAAACAGAACAACCTTGTTTTTTTGATAAATGATTATTTGGCGTAACTTTAAAATCACCATGTATTTTACAAGTAATAATTACATGTTTTTGAGAAGTACTGTAATTTGTTTTATCATAATAAAAAATATCATCAAATATTTTTTTTGATTCATTAATAAATTCATCATTAGTTTTACAATTTAATCCTACACATTTTTTACATCCGCAACCATTTAAATGGTCATAAGGTCTTTGAGTAAAAATACCATGTTGTGGGCAAATAATATTTACTTTATTTCTTGCAGTTATATAAACAGTATTAGTATAATCATATTTATTGTTATGAATATTTTTTGCTCTTTCAATAAATTCATTTGTTAATAGTTTTTTCATTGATTATACTACTGATTTACGTAAATAAACCTTAATATCTGTCTGGGGGTACTTCACCTCAAACATACCATCTTCAGTTGAATAAATGGTATTATTAATTATTTGAATTTCACCTGTTGCTGGGTCTACTATTTCTTGGGAAATTGTGTTATTTGAATATTGTCCACCTACTTTGTTATATACAATGATATCAATCACGTTAATAACACCATTTGCTGTAAGTATTTCTGTTTGCAATGGTCCAAGAAATATATTTTCATCCATTTGATGATTATTAATATCAAAGAAATTTGTAACCAGAGTAATAATACTATTAGCAATTTGATTATCAGCAATGTTTGCCACATATACATCAATGGTTAAAGCAAGATTATATATCTTACCGTCCCGTACTTCAATATAATCATTTACCATACGATATTCAGTAAGATATTCGGCAATATTTTCTTTTAACAAACTGGTACTACTATTTGATAATTTACCATCAGTACCAATACCTAATACTGATAAAACAATTTTATTATTTAATTTAAATGAATTTGCTCTGAAAGGTGAACCAAATTGTCCGGGCATTTTATATAATTGCAATAAATAATCGGTTAAACCAACATCTCTATCCTGTGAAGCAAAATTATATTTTATTAACTGTCTTATTTGTTCAACACTCAATCCATCATTACCACCAATTGCGGGGATTGGATTATTAACTGTTAAACTTCTTTGTACCGATTGATTAAAATCCTGACGTGAACCCTGAACATTTAAAGTATATCCACCAAGTGATGTAAGTGTTCCAGCACCAAGATTGGAATTAATACCACCACCAGTACGATATCGTATAAATAATGTATAATTTGATTTCAATTTTTCACCAAGTGCGGTGTTATTTAAAAAATTATCAAGGAAATCGGCATTAGTTACACCAACTTTAATAAAACCACTTTTAAAAGCATCAGCATCGGCATCACCAGAGCCAAAAGTTAATACACAAAAACCGTTTGGAGTATATTCTTTTATGAATTTTTTTGTAACATCAATCCAACGTGCTGCCTTTATTCCCAATGTACCACCAGTAGAATTTGTGGAACTAACAGAACTATTTACGTTTTCAACAAGAACTCTTTGTTGTGCCAAATAATCCACTTCATAATAAATATTATCAGCAGAATAAAATTCTGAAAGCGGTGGATTTGTTGTAAAATTTGTACCTTCCAATAAAATAACATTTTCAATTTCAATTACATCGGGGTCTGGAAGTGTTACCTGAAAAAATGGTACAACATCAGAAGCATTAATAATTTTTTTATATATACTTGTTGAACCATTAATAACTACTTCTCTTTTGGTGACACTATAACTTACAATAACACCATTTGAATCTAAAAATGGTATAATTGAACGATTGGGGTCGCCTAAAGTACTATATGGAGAATTCCAATCAATAGTACTTTGTGTTTCGAATATTTTTCCACCACCAAGTACTTGTGCTCCAGGTGATAATGTCGGATAGTATGATGCATCGGGACGGTCACCAAGTACAGGTATTGTTACATTAAAATCTATTACAGTAACTGAAGGTCTTCTGCCAGGAATATTAAATCCCATATTTTTTGCAATATTTAATAGTGAGGACCTTAATTGTGCATATTGTAATTGTGTTTCCTGAAATGACCTATCGGTATTAATACTTAAATTATTACCAACACCCGCATTAAGGTCTATCATCATTGCTCCTACTGAACTATCTGTAAAGTCAGATAAAACTTCTGGATAAGCCTGACGGATATATGCAATCAAATCAGTTCTTATTTCACCAAAAGTTCTGCTTCCGAATTGTATGATATTTGTTGTTGTATCTGTTGCCATATATTATAGTTTAAAAATTTAAATCAACTTCACCTTGTTCTGAAAAACTATCTTCAGTATATGTAAATTGAATATTCACATTTAATTGATTTTCAGAAATTATATTACCTTGGTCATCAACGCCCCAATTAAAATTTATTTTATTAACTTTTAAATTTGGAATATATGCTGAGACTGTGTTTTTTATTTCTTCTTCTACATTGGTTGCATTTAAAACATCATTTGGTTCAAAAATATATTTCAATAAATTTGTACCAAAATCTGGTTCATAATATCGTTCTCCCTTTTGTGTGAGTAGTAATAATAATAAATCAGAACTAAATGCATCTTTAGTTACTTGAGTCATTAAAAAATACCTATTTGTACTAAAATCATCTGTCAAAGGAAATTTGATATTATATGTAATCATTATATAAGATTTTCTATAAATACTTATAAACAAAAAAATCCCGGCTCATCACCGGGATTTGTATTAATTTATATTAAAATTATACTAATACTTCTGTTTTTTTTCTGTCACGCTTACCTTTTTTCGCAGCTTTTTCTTCAGCTTCTCTTTGTTTTTGAGTATCGTAAAGACTTTTAATTGATTCATGCATTACAATTATTGGGTCATGTCCATATTTTTGTAATACACCACTATGAGTACAAACATCCGGTGGATTTTTTGATAAAACATCTTTATCATTAATGCCTACCCCAGCAAGACATTCATCAATTGCTAATTTTTGCATATCTTCTGGTAATTCACAAAAAATTACTTCATTAATAATTACCGCAAAGTTTTTTCCTTCACTCATTACTTCAACAATGTCACTTGATTTAAAAAGTTTACAAGAGTCTTTTTTTTGTTTATTATTACAATAAACTTCAATTTCAACCCATTGAGGAATTGTGGTTTGTTCACGCACTTTTTCAAAAAGGGTTTTTACTTCATCTGATGCTTTTTCAATTTTTGCCATAATTTTCTTTTTAATAGATTATTTATAATGATTTTTAATTTCTTCAATTTTTAATGATAAATCATTAAAAATTGAATTTTCTTTTAACTCTTTTTCCATTTCAATTTCAACATGAGTTACATATGACATTAAATCACCAATACTCATTTTTACCATATCTTCCATATCAATAAGCATTGCTAATTGTTTATTAGCAATATCCAGTTTATTAATTTCTTCCATTTTCTTTACATACGTGGAATTTAGTGTTCCGACTTCTTCATCAGTAACTGATTTAACACCCACTTTTTCTTGTAATTCTTCAAGTGCTGTTGTACCACTTACTGAATCAGCAAGTTTATCAACCTCAATAATTTTTTTTGCTGCTTCGGAATTAAATTCTCCGGATTCAACAGAATTTTTTAAATCATCTAAAAATTTTGACATAATAATTAGTTTTAATGTATACCCACAATTTCCATTTCAATTCCTTCAAATTTAAATACCTCATGAGTATCTTTATAATTTATTCTTTTTAAATATTTTAATATTGCAAAGCCATGTAACTGACCGTATTCATCCCTTATATAAACTTCTTTAATATTGATAATTTCTTTAAAAATTTCAGAACCTTCCGAAAGTTTGATTGTATGGAATTTTAAAGGTATAAAAAATTCTAATTGCCTATACTCAAAACCAATTTTTTTAATATGTAAAAATTCTGTAAGTTGTTCGATTTTATTTGTAACATCTTTATTTTCACGTTCAATCTTAAGCGGAAATTCTAAAGATTTTACTGCTGTAACTTCAAATTGAGTATTATCGGTTTTTGATTTTTCAATAGCATCATAAAATTTTGCCATACCCGCCATAATTGGTTTATTATTAAAAATATATATTAATTCCAAATCATCATCTTTGGTACGCCTTTCATCATATTCTTTTTCAAGAACTTCAGCAAGTGTTTTTCCGGCATTTTTATGTTTTTCATCAAAGAAACCATAATGTTCAAATGTTCTGCCATATTGGTCTTTCATACCATAGGAAGTATGGTATTTGTCTGCAGCAACAGCCATTTGACGTGGTGTTGCATTACGCATGAACTTATCTGCTTTTTTTAAGATTTCGTAATAATCACTAATTAATTTTTCTTGTCTTACTCCACTTAGCATCATTTCAACAAATGGATTTCGATGCATCATTCTCTGATTTTTTTTATCTTTTTCAGTTAAATCATTTGGGTCAGCTTTAAGTATCTCTTTTTCGCTATGATATAATGCTAAAGAAATATTAATTATAATTGTATGAATTTTAATATAAACCCAAACAAATATCAATTTAAAAAATTTTTTCATTGATAAGAATATTTTCAATATTTTCGATGGAATCATATTTTATTTCTATTAAATGTAAATTATTGTCCTTTGCAAAGGCTTTTTTTATTTCATCACATTTTTTAATTCGTTCAAATGTTTTTGTGCCTCCAAAACATTTAACTGACATATAGTGTTGTTCACCATTATATTCAATTAATGTATTATTTTGAGGAAGATAAAAATCAAAAGGTAATTTTCGTACTTTACCTTTACACTTATCAAAGGTTTTTTGTGTAATATATTCAATGTTATTTTTTTCTAAAATTTGTCTTATTTCTTTTTCACCCTTAGATTCAGAACATACAATACATCCTTGTCCCATTAAATGACTTGATGGTCGTTGCTTAAATTCACCATGTTTTGGACATACTATTATGATTTTCTTTTGACTATGAGTATAATTTACTAACGAATAATCATATTTGTGATTATGAACAATTTCTGCTTTTTTTATAAAATCAATTTTATTTGATAATAATTCTTCCGAATGTTTTTTATGTTGACATAATGGACATTCTTGTCCCAATAAATGCCTATTTGCTTGTTGCTCAAAAATTCCATGCTCTGGGCATATTATTATAATTTTCTTTTGACTATGAACATAATTTACTAAAGAATAATCATATTTATAATTATGTTTTTTATTTGCCTTTTCAATATAAAATTTTGTAGTAAATGTTTTCTTATCTGCCCGAAAATTAATTGCACATTTAGAACACCCTTTTCCTGATATATGACTAGCAGGTGTTTGTTCAAAAATTCCATGTTCTTTACAAATTATTTTTACTTTTGTTTTATAATTTATATAATTAACTAATGAATAATCATATTTATTACCATGTATATTTATAAATCTTTTTAATGCTTCATTAGTATCTAATTTATCTCCAGAACAAATTGGACATTCAACTTTCAATAAGTGACGTTCTGGCGTTGTTACAAACAATCCATGTACCGGACATATTATTTTAATTTTATGTTTATTATTAATATATTCGGTTAAAGAATAATCATATTTATTATTATATTTAATATTTGCTTTCTCAACAAATATTGATTTATTATATTTCATAAATTCATTTTGCAATAAATACTTTAAGATTTCTTAAAAAGCTATATTTATTTTAAGATTTTTCTTGTTGTTTTAACATATCAGAAATTCCTTCCCAAAATTTAACATCTGCTTCACTACCAAGTGTGGGTAATATAACATAGTCAATCATCCTAATTGCCGAATATCTTGTTATCCAATTCGTATTACTTAAAGATTTTACAATTTTTTCCTGTACTTCCTCAACTGTCGGTATTGGAAAATCAATTGTTGGTGTTTCTTCGGTTTCGTTCATGTGTGCAAGGTACACTTCTTTAGTCATTAATTGTGGAATACCGTCTTTAGTAAAAAGAGTTTGTGGTAATATATAATATCCCATTACCAATGTATTTGCTTGTGGTATTATTTGAACCACCAAATCCATTGTTTTGATTTCTGGGTCGGTGACTAATTCTTTTTGTAACATAACGCAAATATCTTTAGCGTTACCCTGATTTTTGCTAATAATTTCAACATCTTCTGATGTTAATGGTCTAAATTGTTTAATATAATTATTCATTGATTAATAGGCTTTTCTGGTGTTTGAAGTAATTTTAATATATCATCAGGTAATTTTTGTTCACCATTATGCAAATACATAATTTTTGATTTTTCTTCTCTACGACCTTCAACTATGTCATTTGGTATTCTATTGTACATAATGTTAAAATCTTCCTGAAACGTTTCATCCGAAATAATTCCAAGTGCCTGCATTCTTGAAAGCCTTCTTCTTGGAGTAGTTTTAGCAATATAATCATCTACTCTTGCCGATAAAGCAATAAAACCTTTTGAAGTAGTTTCAAAATATTTAATTTTTTTATATAATTCTTTTTCAAAAAGAAATACATATGCTTTTGATAAAAAATAAACTATTTTATCAAATGCTTCAATATACCATTTTTGCTGTATAATTAGTGGTTTTACGTTTCGTTTATAATTTACCGAAGCATAAAAATATTTTTTATATTTATCGCTATTCAAAATTTTCATGATTTGACGATATCTTTTTGAATACATATCTTTTCCGATTGATACGGTTGCAAGATTTTGAACATTATTAATATATGTCATAAATGACGGATGACAATTTTTAACATATCTGCTGGAAAGTTTTGCACTGATACCAGCAAAAAATCTAAATAATCTTGACTTTCTTTTTTGGGGTTTTGGTATTTTCATTGTTTTAAATTTTAAACTACTGCTAATGTTTTCATAACTGCATTTTTATAAAATTCTGCACGTTTTTTAGTTACGTTTGCTAAATTATATTCATCTTTAAAGTCTTCATATAGTTGCTCACCAAGTCGTTTACGAAGGTCAGCATCCAATATAAGTTTCTTTAAATACTTCTGCCAATATTTTCGAGCATTTTTTTCCGGAGGAATTAATATACAATTTTCCATATGTTTGCCATGAACATTATATGGTGGAATGCCTGAACAAACAATAGGTAATTTTCTTGTCCAACATTCAACCTGTTTCAAATTTGATTTCATTCTGTTGAATGGATTATCATCAAGTGGTGCTATAACAATATCAGTTTCATCAAGAACCGTTGCATATGTATTGGCTTTTTGCGTCCAACGTCTGCAATAATTATTTTCATTATCATATTTAACATTTCTCTCAAAATTCATTAACCATTGTTTATAATCTTGATTATCAATATTATTATAATTATCCGTTAAGATTTTTTCATACATCAAATACACGCTTTCTTCTGACTTAATATCTCTTTGATTTTGAGTAAAAACTTTACCTCTATATTTGTCCTTTAATTCCTGTGGTAATTTTGGTATCATATCCACATTACCACGAGTTTTATTAATGATTTTAACATTACTCAATGTCCATAAACCAATTTTTTGTAATTCATCACCAAATTCCTGATTGAATGTTATATCGGTAGTATTACCTTCAGTATCCCATCCGGCAATAATCATTTTAAATTTACCTTGTAAGTCTGGGTCATTATGTAATACATTCATTACCCCTTTAAGCTGTTCAACGTCACCCATATGTGAACTTCCTGCCATATATGTAATCCTTATCAAACCATTCGAATCAGGTTTCCAATTATTTTGAAATTGTTTCATCCATAATGGGTCAATCGAATTATAAAATACACCAACATTATCTTTTAATGTTATATTGCGAATTGCATCTGCAAATAAATCTGTTGTTGTTGTAACATAATCAGCAATTTTCAAATTCTCAATAATTGGAACATGCATTTTTTTCTCTTTACTTAAACTATAAAAAGGGTGATTTTTATGTAATTCCCAATAGTCATCTATATCAACTATTAATATAGTTCCAAATTTTTTTAATTCTTTTGATAAAGCAAGCATTTTTTGAGAATCCTGCAAAAATTGACGGTGATAGTGTATTATATGAAATGTTTTTAAGTAATCAATTATTTTAGGGTCATTTAAATCTATTTCGGGATTAATTTCACAATAAAATTCTTCTGAATGATTCATTTCAAGTTCTTGTGCAGGAGTTAATGTTCTGAAATAGTTTACCCCAGCACCATCGAGATTATAAAACAATATTCTAATTTTTCCGTCCATAACAAATACTATAATTTTTATATAAATACATTATTTTTAGAGAAAAGTATATTTTTTAATAAATTACTATAATTAATTATAAAATTAAGGGAAAGTCCGGAAAGATGAAAGACTTTTTAAAAATAAAGCCAACTTTTGGTTGGCTCTATAAATATTAATTAAATTATATTATTAATTTTCAACAGGTTTAGTTTCTGTTTTACTTATAAATTTGGATTCATATTTGGTTTCAGGCTTTTTGGTTACTATTTTTCTTTTTTCCGTTGTATCAACTTTTATCCGAACTTTTTCAGGAATTTCGATTACTGGTGGCAAATAAACAGGTTTATTATTCATGCTATTTTTTAATTCAACATCAGTAATTTCAACAACATTAATTAATTTTCTTACCCTTAATTTATGAACAGATAATGGTAATGTATGAATTTTTAAAAAGACTGTTTCTCCGGGTTCAACCTGAATAATTTTTTTTTGCATTTTATCAACATATTCAATATCCAATGTTGAATTGAATCTTATACTTCGTTTACCTGTGGTATTCGTTATATTTGTAATTTTATAGTTTGTCATAATAATATTATTTTAATCCTTGTATTAATGTATCGCCATATTTAATACCGTCATAGCCAAGTGTTTGTGCTTTTTCGGCAATAGCTTTATTTTTTAAATTTAAAGAAGGTATATCATATTCTTCACTTAATTTTTCAAAATTCACATGTGGAAACCAAATTTTTGCTAAAATTTCTGCAGGTATTTGACTATCTTTATAAGTAATGCCTAATTCATTAGTATCAAGTAAATTTTCAAAATCAATTTCATATTTATCAAAACCATCAATAGGTTTTAAAAGAAAGAAATTTCCAACGACAGAATTTTCTTTAATTGGTTCTCTACGATATGCAATTATTTTTTTATCATTTTTAGTTGATTTTTCGGTTTGAATAGCAGCATTATTTTCTTCAAGACTATTCAAAAATTCATTATAACTAACACCACCATTTGCCTGATTATTAGCATTGATTGCATCCTGCATTTCAACTTCTTCAAGTTGTTGTTGCTGTTCGTAATCATAAACATCCTGTATTTTATTTAAAATTCTACAGGCATCCTTACTATTCATATCAATTTTAACTGCCGTTAAAGGCACTTCATCCAATAATGCACGAACATAACGATGATGACCATCAAGAATATTATTATCTTGGTCAAGCCAAACAGGATTTTTATCATCAAGTTTTACTGTTCCTACATCATCGGAAAAAGTAAAACCTTGTGAAGGATTTAATTCATTGGGGTCAGCTTGGATATATTCATAATCCACATTTTCTTCTTCAAGTTTTTTTACTACTGCATCTGCAGGAGCATTAATTTGAGGAAGAAAATATGGTTTATGCCTCATGTCAATCATAGTACAAATTTTACTATAAATACAGAGGTTTTAAAAATTTAATTTCCTTGTATCAGATAATCTGGTGTTGTAATTGTAATATCATTTCCATAACCAGTACCTGCAGCATTTTTTGTAAATGCTCTGATATGATATAATGTATTTGGTGATAAAGCACCTATAT